GGAAGCCACCGAATTTTCGTCTCGTCTCTCTCGCCCTGGGCTGATCTCCCCGCACCCTGAGCCCATCCCGCCCCGTTTCGTCGCTCCTACGGCCTTCTAGGGGGCAATGATGGAATCTAGGATTGCGGGGGCATGGCGAAGTCCGGGGTGCGGGTGTATTCGACCCGTCAGTATCAGCGGGACCGTAAAGCCCTCCTGGCCGGCAGCCCGTCGTGTTCGTACTGCCCGACGCCGGCGACCGAGGCCGACCACGTCCCGCCGCTGTCCAGACACTTCCACCGGCAGGGTTCGGGGTGCTGCATCCTGGTGCCGTCGTGTTTCCACCACGGGCGGGTGCAGGGTGGCCATCTGGCGACGGGTCGGGCCGGTCCGACGCCGAAACCGGCGCTGCCGGTGGCCGAGGATCCGCCTGGGTTCGACGTCGACTCGTCGGTGTGGGACGTCGCCTGGTTGGCCGAGCTGCGTACTGTGCCGCCCGACGGGTGGTGGCCCCGGTTGATGACGGTGCCGCACCCCAACGCCGTCGGCAGCTACGGGGCCGAGGTCGTCGAGTGGGCCAAGACGCATCGGGGGATCACGTTGTACTGGTGGCAGCAACTCGTCCTGACCCGCATGCTCGAGCACGACGTGCACGAACGGCTGGTGTGGCGTGACGTGTTCCTGTCGGTGGCCCGCCAGTCGGGCAAGTCGACGTTGGTGTCGATCCTGGGCGACTGGCGGTCCGAGCAGGGCGACCGGTTCGGCGAACCCCAACTGGTGATGCATACCGCGGACACGTTGCGCCATGCGATCGACGTGTGGCAGCTCGCCGTGACGCGGGCCGAGATGAACGGGTGCAAGGTGCGGCGCGGCGCCGGGATGCAGGCCATCGAGAAGTTGGACGGCGGGTCGTGGGTGATCCGCTCGCAGGCCGCCGTGGTCGGGTCGTCGGCGTCGATGGCCATCGCGGATGAGGCCCAGGGCGTCAAGTTGGCGACGATCACCGAGAACCTGTCGCCCACCCTGGTCGAACGCCAGCAAGCCCAGATGTTGCTGGTGTCCACGTCACACAGTGCGTGCACAGACCTGATGCCGACCTACCGGCTGGGGGCGACCGCCGAACTCGACTCGCCGGGCCGCACGCTGATGCTCGAATGGTCGGCGGCACCCGACCTGGAGCTGGGTGATCCGATCGCCGCCAGGCAGGCGTCGCCGCACTGGTCGGCCAACCGCGAGCTCGACATCGGCGAAGCGGTGGCCAGGGCGATGGGTACGCCGCCCGGCCACGAGTTGCGGGTGGCGGTGGACGCCCAGTGGTACAACCGGTGGCCGTCGCTGGCCAGCCGGGGCGCCGGCGAGTCGTTGCTGGAGGTCGGGGTGTGGGCCGGTTGTCACGGGTCGATCGTGGCGACGCAGCCGGGCTGGGTGGCCGTCGAGGACTACTGGGGTCGCGGTGCGGCGGTGGCGTTCGCCGCCGGTGACGGGGAACGGTTCGAGGTGGACGGGGTGGTCTGTGGGACGTGGGCTGAGGCGATGGTGTGGGCCCGCAAGTTCTTGGAGGCGTCGCCGTTCTCTCGGCTGCTGGTGGGGGCGTCGATGATGCGGTCGGTGCCGGCCGACATGCCCGGCCGGATGCAACGGGCCGGGGGGATCGAGACCCGTCGCGGTCTGGCCGTGCTGCGCTCGCTGGTGGCCGACGGTCGGGTGGTGCACGACCGGACCCCGGACCTGGACGCCCAGATCGTGGGGGCCAGGGTGCGGCCGGTGGTCGACGGCATCCAACTGGTGTCGGAGGGTCGGCAGGATCTGTTGAAGGCGGCGCTGTGGGCGTTGTACTTCGCCCACCGTCCGCCGACGGCGCCGACGATCCACTGACGGGTCGTTGCATTTGCATTGACCGGGGTGCTATATGGCGTAGTCTTGGGTTCCGTGGGAAAACGGAACGTCGAGCACCGCCAGCTCCGCCCCGATGACCCCGTCACCCCGAACCCGAACCCGCCGGTCGACCCGGCGTCGGTCGGCACCGCCGCCCAGGTGGTGCCGGGCGACCCGAACGGCGTCACGTTCGTGTCGGAGGGCACCGCGTCGCCGTGGCCCCGGTCGACGATCCGACCGTCGCCGTGGTCGGGCTGGCCGGCCGAGTGGGACACGCCGAATTGGTGGGGCCGCGTCGACGACCTGACCGACATCGCCTGGGCCTGTGTCGACCTCGTCGCCAGCCTCCTGTCGACGATGCCGCCGTATCTCGTCGGTGCCGCTCCGTCACTCGACGATGAGTGGCTGACCAACCCGGACCCGGACCTGTACACGTCGTGGGACGAGTTCGCCAAACAGTTGTGGTGGGACTACCAGCTGGGCGAGGCGTTCGTATTGTGCACGGCCCGCTACAAGACCGGGTCGCATTGGCCGGCGCGTTTCCATGTCGTCGACCCGTGGCTCGTCAACGTCGAGATGACCAGGCACGGCCGCCGGTACACGATCGGCAATCTCGACCTCACCGACGACATTCTGCACATCCGCTACCAGTCCCGCACGTCTGACGCCCACGGGCACGGCCCGCTGGAGGCCGGCCGTACGCGGCTGGTGGCGTCACGGCTGCTCGGCCGGTACGTGTCGAGTTTCGTGTCGGGCGGTGGTCTGCCGTCGGGGATCATCACCCACCCCGATCCGTTGTCGGCCGAGCAGGCGTCGGGGCTGCAGGAGCAGTGGGTGTCGGCCCGCCAGTCGTCGATGGGCCTGCCGGCGGTGTTGTCGGGCGGGGTGGAGTTCACGCCGACGCAGCAGTCACCGGCCGAGATGGGTGTCGTCGAGCTGGCCCAGATGACCGAGTCACGTATCGCCGTGCTGCTCCGGGTGCCGCCGTTCCTGATGGGCCTGCCGTCCGGTGGCGACTCGATGACCTACTCGAACGTGTCGTCGTTGTTCGACTACTTCTGGCGGTCTGGTCTGAAACCGAGGGCGGCGCCGGTGATGGCTGCCCTGTCCGGCTGGGCCCTGCCCCGCGGCACGACCGTCGAGGTGAACCGTGACGAGTTCATCCGCCCCGGCCCGCTGGAGCGGGCCCAGACGTATCAGATCCTTATCGGCCTCGGCGTTCTCACCGTGGAGCAGGCACAGGAGATTGAACGGTTCGCCATCGCTGCCCCGTCCACGACCCTCATGTCAGGTGTGTTGCAATGACCGAGTTGATGCATGTACGGATGGCCGAAGCGGTCGAGGTCCATTCGCGACAACGACAGATCGACATGCGGGCCGTGCCGTACGACGAACCGGCCGAATGTTGGGACCAGCACGACAACCGGCGTTACACCGAGACGATCGGCGCCGACGCCTTCAAGGTCGAACGGCGCCGCCCGAATCAGGTCAAGATCCTGCGCGACCATGACCGGCAGCGGTTGATCGGGTCGCTCACCTCGGTCCACCCGAACCGGGACGACGGCCTGCACGTCACCGGCAAGGTGGCGCCGACGACGCTCGGCGAGGAGTCGTTGAGCCTGGCCGCTGAGGGTGACCTGTTCGTGTCGATCGGGTTCATCCCCGACCCGGCGTTCGACGAGTGGGACGCCAGACGGACGTCGGTGGTGCGGCACAGTTGCACGCTGGTCGAGGTGTCGCTGGTGCCGTTCCCGGCCTACGACGGGGCCGAGGTGCTGGCCGTGCGCCAGGCCGTGGCGCCGCCGATGTTCGATGTGACGCCGGTGTCTCCGCTGCCGACACCGAACCTGGACGAGGTGCGGGCGTGGCTGGCGGCCGGGATGCTGTTGACGCCAACTACAACCGTGTGATTTACTGGCGGCGAGCGCTCCGCTGCCATCGAATACCGTCGCAATAGCGCCGGGTCTGGCAAATCGGGAGTCAGTAGGGATACCACCCAACTCACTTCCGAGGAGTTCGCGCATGTCTGCGTCCGACGCAATGATCCGCCGTTTCGAGCAGGAGTTCGAGGAGCGGCAGTCTTTCATCCAGGGTCTGATCGCCGGGGCCGAGGACAAGGGCCGCGACCTGTCCGAGCAGGAGCTGAAGCTGATCGCCGGCGCCCGTGAGCGCATGGCCGAATTGGGCAACCAACTCGAGCCGTTGCGGGCCACCGCGGAGATCGCCGCCAACTCGCGGCAGAAGGCCCGTGAGATCGACGAGGCCATCTCCACCGCCCGCACCGGGCAGCTCGTCGGCAAGGTCGAATACCGGTCGGCCGGGGCCTACATCGCCGACCTGTACCTCGCCGCCATGAACGGCGGCGACGACGCCCGCAACCGGCTCGAGGTGTTCAACCGCACGGCGGCGCACCAGACGACGACGGACAACCCGGGCCTGCTGCCCGAGACGATCGTCGGCCCGATCCTCAATCTGGTCGACAACTCGCGGCCGCTCGTCTCGGCGCTCGGTCCCACCGACCTCGGGCCCGGCTCGTGGGCCTACGCCAAGGTCACCCAGCAGGCCCAGGTCGGCGTCCAATCCGCGGAGAAGGCGGAAATGGTCAGTCGCAAGATGCTGGTCACCAAGACGTCGATCACCGCCCCGACCATCGGCGGCTATACCAACGTCTCGAAGCAGGACATCAACCGGACCAGCCCGCAGATCCTCGACATGGTGATCGCATCGCTGGCATCCGAGTACGCCATCGAGACCGAGAAGGCGGCCGTCGCCGCCGTGCTGGCCGGGGCGACGGCGGGCACCGCACTCGACGCCACGCCGACAGCGGCCGAGATCGCCACCGCCCTGTGGGCCGCGGCGGCGACCGTCTACAACAACCTGCACGGCGCCGGCCAGATCCTTCTGGTGGTCGCACCGGGCGACATGGGTCTGTTCGGCCCGCTGTTCGCCCCGGTCAACCC